ATAAACAAAAAAGTAATGAAAAGCATGATAGGAACTGCTACTGCTGGAATAAGTATGGCATATAATTCGGGGTGCTCTCTAAACATCATTATACTCCTTAACTGGTTCATTCTGGATACCATCAGATACCATAGTACCTTGAATTCTAAAAATACACCTTATAAGATCTCGCTTTGAGTGCTCACCAAACGTGTGAGTACACGCAACACATATAATCTTTTCAAGTTGTTTATTACCTATCACTCTAACTCACCACATGCTTTGCAGTAAAATTTGAAGCATTCAAACTGAAAGTTATAATGCCACTCACAATTTTTCCGTACTATCATCCATAAACCCCCATTTTTTACCTTCCTCCAAGTCTTTAACTGAATGTTCTTTTCTCACATGCTCAAGGACTTCTTCAAAATTTGCAAAGTCTTTTCTTTCGCAATATATACAATGATGAATCTCATACGCTGGCATTACTTACACTAGAACTGTACTCATCCATCTTATAAGTCTTTTCGTCGTCATCTTTCACTATTCTTGACCTAACGTCAAAATATAATGCTACAAGACATAGACCAATACCTAATGGTAGAAGAAAGCCTGTCGCAATGCAGAATATACCTGCTGCTAATAGGAACACGGTTGAACCTTTCAATCCAATCTCCCCAACTTGTTCTTGATAAGGAACAATTTGTTCATGACTTGTGTCATGTCTTTTAGCGTCAGTTGAATTTGCGTTTGGAGTTCGATGACTTTGTCATTCTTACTTTTGATATCTTGCTTATCCATACCTACCCTAACAATGACTGCTATATAAGGCTTACTGATTAACGACCTCACTTCAAAAATTCGCCCTACGGGCTCATAGAACTAAGTCTATTTTTCTGGGTTTTCAAGTCTAATTTCTTTAAGTTTGTCTTCGGCAAGGAACGTAAGTTTCCAAAAGGTACGTTTTGCATCAAGTGGTATTTCAGATACTGATAGCTTACCATAAGTATGCTCGAACCAATTTAGAATAAGGCTATAATCATCTGGTTCTAGTTCTACCATACATAGCTTTAAATACTATTAACTAATAAAGTTATGTAGCTGGCTCGTAACACCAGTCCTCCGTCTACCAGTTGATAACCAAATCGCATGAATTAACATGTGGTTAGACGTTATGCTTACTCACACCACTACATACAACAATACTTATATGCGTTATTATATATTTTGTATTATGGCATTAGATGACGGTATACCAGACGGTAAAACAACTCATACCCATGAGGAAACTGGTGTAACACATAAGCATAAGAACGGTGAAAAACCCCATCAACATGAGGAAAAAACTTGTATATGTAAGGACTCTAGAAGATTAGATTGCCCTGTAAACGGTGACAAAAACTAGACAAAACCTTAACAAAAGTTTATTAACTACCTAACACAAGATTTTATATGGGATTAAGAGATACCCTAAGTGCGTTTGCATCTAGGTTTAGTAATAAATCATATACTGAAACCACAACCAGACCTTCTATAGCACAACCTTATATGAGTACCGATACAGGTGCTAAATTACCAATTTTTCCATTTCCTCTTATTATGATTTATGAGTTAGCAGATAATATTGATGCACTCAGAATACCTATTGAAACTCTAAACAGAGAGATGTTTAAGAACGGATTTGAGGTAGTTGAAAAATGGAAATATAAATGTAATAATTGTGGTAAAGAATTCCAATATCAGCCATTAAAAGGTGACCATACTGATGACCAACCATTTGAACAAAATCAGAATAATGAGTCTAACACCATACCAAGAAATGAAGCAAAGAAGGCAATAGCACATGAAATAAACCCTACAAGTGAAATGGAATGTGATACATGTGGTAGCAATGATTTGTTAAGACCAATTCCAGAAAATAGAAAGAAACTTGAAGATATGCTAGAAAAACCAATTAATGGTAACGAACAGACTTTAGAAGACTTGTCAAGACAATTAGAGAGAGATTTGGAAGTTGCAGATAATGCATACTGTTTAGTACTTAAGAATTATAAAATTGATGACAGAACTGGAAAGATTGATCATAATGCATCAGAAGTAAAAGAACTACTAAGAATTGACCCTCCTCAAGTAGCATTAATTGCTGACTCTGATGGTAGAATAGGTTATGATGATAAGAGAAACCAAATTTTTGTATGCCCAAGATTTGAACACCGTGATAAAAGATTGACCACACCAAAATGTGATAGATGTGGTGCAGAAGCATTGAAAGCAGTATTAGAAGTTAACTCTGTATATTCCATAGGTATACCACAACCAAAACGTGTAGTTTATGGTGAAGGTGAGATTATTTGGAAGGCTGGTAAATACAAACCATCATTACTTTATGGATACAGCCCAATTTACTCTATATGGTCAAAGGCTATGTCTTTATCTCATATGGATGAGTATATTAGAAAATACTTTGATAAGATGAGACCTCCAAGAGGTATGTTAGTTATTGCATCTCGTAACTATGAAACGTTTAGAAAATCATGGGATGTGTTGGAAGAAAAAGCAATAGAAGATCCATATACCATACACCCACTTTTAGTGGAAAGTGACAAAGGTAGTAAAAACATGGCACAGTGGTTAGACTTTACAGGCTCATTAAAAGAATTAGAATTTACAGAAATAAGAAGAGAACTAAGAATGATTATTGGTGCAGTGTTTGGTGTATTACCATTATACTTTGGTGAATTACCATCTGGATGGTCACAAGAAGGTTTACAAGTTACAATTACAAACAGAGCAATTAAATGGGGTCAAGACATTCTTTATACTTCATTCTTTAAGAAATTTGCTGCAATGTTAGATGTTGATGATTGGGAATTAAGATTGAAAGGTGGAGAAGAGAATGATAAACTAAGAGACTTACAAATACAAGGTGTAGAGATACAGAATATGGCTGCTATGCAAGCAATGGGATTCGAAGTTACAAAAACACACACTGGTGAGTTTAAGGTATCGAAAAACCCAATTATTAATCCAACTATGATGATGTTAGAAAGTAATAATGAGAGTGACAAACCAAACACTTCTGGTTCTAAGGGACGTGGTAGAGGAACTGCTGCACCAAAAGAAGACCAACAAGAAGTTGACGGTAAACCAAAGAAACAAAGACCATCTGATAAAGGTGGAGTAGGACAGGGTGCACCAGCAAGTGGAAGTGGTACATCACAATCTAAAAAAGCAGAAATACAACCATTCTTACAACCAAAGAAATTCCCAGACGGTATAACACCAGCTAACTTTGAAATTGTAAAGTCTACATTACAAAGTGCAATAGACTTTGACTGGACAAAAACAAAAGCAGTTGATGAACTAAGAACCAAAGCAAACATGACAGTTAGACAAGCAAGAGAAATTGTTAAACAAGAATTATCAGATACAAAGAGATGGGAGGAAGACGGATTTTAATCTTTATATATCAGATTAAATAGTGATTACTATGGCTAAAAAAATACCTACAACAGATGACGCAAGAAAAACAAAACTACCATCTGGTACAAAGGTTCGTTCAACACAAGCAAGTGTTAATGAAGCAGCAAAAAAAGCAATAGAGAAAATTAATAGAACAGAAGAGTTTAAGAAAAAAACACAAAAAACACCAATTTACACTGCAGATTTAAAAGCAATTAACGCTACTATTGAAGAAATTTTAAGTGAAATAAAAATTCAAGCTAATAGTGATTATGCAGTAAGAAATATTTACATTATTGTACAAGACGCATTAAAGAAAATAAAATTATCACAAAATTAAATTTGGCAACTAAATTAAATGTAGATGATGGTGGTACAGACCACGGAAAAAAATTGTGGGAGAAACATCAAGCAGATGAATATACAAGAGTTGATCACTATAAAGAGGCTATATGCATAAATTGTTTTAAAAGAGATGCTTCTGCAGCAACTATTGCAGATATTTGTGGTGACTGTGCTAGTAAACGTGGTAGAGAGCCACTTTTAGCAACAATTACACATAAAATGTATGGGTTATGTTTC